GTTTGTGTTTACATCAAGCCAACTGAAGATGAACAAACATTTTCAAGCATTTTTGATACCTGCTTAAATGTGAAATACACGGAAAGCATCAGGACTTCTGGTTTGAAAACAACCAGTAGAATTTTCGGTTATAATCCACGAAATGCCATCCGCAAAGATTTTTGTTCTGCAACGTCTTTGGCTGCAGAAAATCCGGAAATGCACGCAAAGCTTATCAAAGGAGGTGCGCTCGCTGCAAAATATTATGCTCTAACCAACAAGGAGCTTTACGAAGAGCATCTGAAAACAACCAAAGAAAAAATCGTCTCAGATTACAGATTCGCAGATGTTCCTTTCACTTCTGGCATCATAAACGATAACAATCCTTTGTGCTATCATTTTGATTCTGGAAACTTCAACAACGTTTGGTCGGCCATGATTGTCTTAAAAAAACACATCGGCGGCGGTTATTTATCTATGCCAGAATACGACATAAACTGCGAGGTCGCAGATCGCTCCATTTTTTATTTTGATGGGCAAAGTATTTTGCATGGCGTCACCCCGATTTCAAAACTTGCTCCAGATTCTCGCAGGTTTTCAATCGTTTACTACAGTTTGAAATCTATGTGGAACTGCCAGCCATTGAGGGAAGAAGTTGCGCGAGCGAGAATGCGCAGAGAAGCAGTCGAAATGCGTAGGCTGAGAGGAGAAAAGGTTAAATGAAAATCAATCTGTTATATTTAGCCGAACCAAAATTTGGTGGATGGGTGAGTTTTACTGAGCACCTTTATTTGTGTTTGAAAAAATCAGGTCACGACGTTTCTTTATTTGGAGTATCTCAAAAGTTCAACACCGAAGCCGCACCGTTCTCCGGCTCCGTGGGTATTCAGAAGATACCGATAAAATCTATCTGCGAATTAAACGGTTTCATGTTAGTGACGGCTTTAGATAAATCTAACGTTCAAAATGCTGAAATCCTTTTGAAAAGAAAAGTTGGTTACGTTGTTCATGATCCAACTGAGTTAACAGAAGACAGGATAAATTTTTATCGCAAATCGCACAAAGTTTTTGGAATTAGGAAAAACATGATTCCTGTTTTATCAGACAACGGAATCGACGCATTTTATCTGCCGCATCCTTATTGTTCAGTTAATCCGAGCAGAAAAGTTTCTTTCAACGCTGTGGCGTATTCTCGTTTAGACTGGGACAAGCACACCGACATAATTGCAGAAGCGAATTCAATTCTTCCGCGAGATAAACGATGCCGTATTTATGGAGCAGAAAACTCCATGTATACTTTTCACAAACTTTCAAAAAGATTTCCAGATTGGAAAAATAACTATTTCGGCAAATTTCCTAAATCAAATGGTGCTGGAGCAATGCTCGCTGCGCATGCAAATTGGGCCGTCGATATGTCTGTTATCAAAAACGATGGCAGCGGCTCTCAATATACATTTTTAGAGGCTTGGGATGCTGGTAGCGGTCTGGTTTTAAATAACAAATGGACGAAAGATAATACTGGAGAAATGAAAAGCGGAGTAAACTGTATCTCTGTTGAGAACGGTTCTGCGCTTGCTGCCATACTTTTGACAGAGCCTCACAAATCTATCGTTGAAAATGGTAAGCTATCACTTTCAAATCATGAGCACGGCAGCGTAAATCAAGCGTTCTTAAATGCACTTCTTTAATGCAAAACGAAGTTTCACAAGCAGCTTATAAAATTGGGCGACAAAACATTTCAAATATTGTCGCGAAAGTAAAATCAGGAAAAACACTTAGCATTTCAGAACAAAATGCGATGGATAAGTGGGAGTTTTCGGAGAATGATGGTGAATGGGTTAAAGACACCACAGCGTTAGCAAAAGAACTTGGGGTCAGCCGCAGAACCATTTATGATGCTAGGGCGAAGTTCCCTGAAAAAGCTCCAAAAAAAGAGGCGAACTCTAGGAGAGAAAATTTGATCGCTTGGCAAAATTTTTGCGCAGAAAATTTAATCGGCAAAGATACTGCTACGGTTAATTTATCTGAACTCAAAGCCCAACTCATGCAGCGCGAAATCAAGCTGCGCGACATGAAGATCGCGCGCGAGGCTGGCGAAAGCATCGCAAAAGAAGTCGTGGACGATATGCTTGCGACCTTGTCGCAAAAGCTAGATCTGTTGTTGCGGCTAAAACTCGAAGTTGAACTCGGTCCGCGCGCCGTTGGCATGAACGCCGCCGAGATGAACGTGGAGGGCGGAGTGATTGTAGACGAGATCCGCGAGGTCATCAACTCGAACATCGCGCTTTATCAAGGAGATATGGTGAGAACGAGCGCACGGGTCTCCGACTCGTTATGAGCTGGGGCGTTATCGTTGAGCTGACCGAGGCAGAGACTGCTTACGCTATCGGACGCGGTGAACTAAGGCAGCGCAGTTCAGAGTTGAAGAACTCTCGTCCTGCACTTGCAGAACAGTATTCTGGTCAGCTCCTCGACAATCACAAACATGGCGCTTGCGCTGAACTTGCGGTGCGCAAATTTTTGGGCTTTCCGCTAGTTCTCGGCGTTGACGAATACTTCGTGCCTGACATCGAGCACACGAACATCGAGGTGCGATGGAGCAGACAAAGGGACAAGTGCAAGGTTCGGCACCGCGACATCGAAGCACGCCGCGTTATCGTCGGAACGATCGGATCGTTTAGTCGGATTGAACTGCTTGGCTGGATACTCGCGACTGACGCTCCATCGCGAGGGACCGCAAGTGATCGAGACGACAAACGACCGCCGTGCATTTTTATCGATGATCTTGCGTGGGAAAATCCGTGGATGCTAACTGCCGGTATCTACTCGACTGCTTCGAACGCTGATGACCGAGACTGAAAAACGTCTCGCTGAATTTCGATCGCCTAAGCGCGACCGCTCGCCGATTTACGATTGGGCGAGGAAGCACATCATTTTGCCCGAGTCCTACGCGACGTCGGGACCGTTCAACGTGCGAATCTCGCCGTGGCTCATCCCGATCTTCGACGCGCTGCAAAATCCGCTCGTGCGTCGCGTTCACTTCCGTAAGGCCGTGCAGATCGGCGGCACGCTCGTCGCTGACATCTGGGTTCCGTGGCTTATCTGCAACGACGCGGGGCCGATCTCGTGGACGATGCAAACCGACGAGATGATCGACCGGCACGCGAAGTCGCGGCTCAATCCGATCTTCGAGTCGTGCAAGCCGGTCGCCGCGATGCTCCCGCGCGTCGGGCCGCACCGGACGACGACCGAGATTTATTTCGGCGGCTTCTTTTTCCTGCTCAACCCTGCGAACCTTTCCAGCCAGCAAAGTCAGTCCATCCGCTACAAGATCAACGACGAGATTTGGCTTCCGAAATGGCAGGAGGTTTACGGCCACGCCGTCGCCCGCGTCAGTCGCTTTGAGGAAGTAGGGCGCTCCAAGATTTACAACACGAGCCAAGCGCCGGTGATGGACCTCGAAACCGGCAACGTCGAGGACACGAGCTTCCGCCAAGGCAATCAGCAGGAGTGGAGCACGGAATGTCCGTCGTGCCGCAAGGTGCATCCGATCGCCTTCGCGCTCGACAAGAACGAGGACACCGGACTGCGGGGCGGAGTGGTCTGGGATGCCGCTGCAAAGCGCGACGACGAGACGTGGGACGTGCCGCGCGCGGTCGCTTCGTGCCGCTTCCGGTGCCCGCACTGCGGCCACGAATCGCCCGACACCGATACGACGCGCAACGGGTGGAAGCGCGCCGGTCGCTTCGTGCCGATGAACCCGACCGCGCCTTCGGAGATTCAGAGCTTCCGTGTCGAGGCCGTTGTCAGCCGGCCGATGCGGCTACTCGTCGAAGAGTTCTGCGAGGCCGACAATCATCACGTCCGTCAAGGCGATGACAAAATGAAGATCGAGTTTCGCACGAAGCGCGAAGCGCGGCCGTGGATTGTCGAGAAAAAGGTCGTGAACCTTTTTGTGACTAAGTCGGATTACACCGTCGCCCAGTTCTCCAACGGCGAAGGCATCGACGGCGAGCTCATCCGGTTCATGTCGATCGACCGCCAACAGGACCACTGGTGGGTGGAAATCGGCGCGTTCTCCTCGGCGACGGGCCCGACCTACAAGCAGCTTTACTTCGGGCGCATCGAGACGCGGGACCAGCTTCGCCAGATGCAATACCGCTACAAAGTGCAGGACGCGTGCGTCGCTCAAGATCGCGGCTACCGACCCGCTGACGTGGACCGTGACTGCGCGGACTTTGGATGGCGCGGGATGCGCGGACACGCGCGGAAGACATGGACGATGCGCGACGATGCGAGCGACAAGCTCATCAACTTCCCTTTCTCGGAGCCGCGCGTGAGCGACTACCGAGGCGGGGATGTCTATTACTACGACTGGTCGGGTGATTACTTCAAAGACCTGCTCGCGAACGCGCTAGAGGCCAAGGGCGATCTCAAGTGGCTCCTGCCGGCCGATGTCAATCCGCTCTATCTCGAACACCTCAAGGGCGAGTCGAAGGTGGAAATCCGAACCGGCGTCTGGGAGTGGCGCGAGGTCAAAAGCAACGCGCCGAATCACGGTCTCGACACCTCGGCGATGATGCTCTGCATGGCCACGATCGCCAACGTCGTCCGCTACACGCCGGTGAAAGACTGAGCCTAGTTTGACGTTTCGAGCCTTGGTATGCTCGACAACCCATTTCTCGGACTGGACAGCGCGACCCTGACCGCGCTGAAGACCAAGACAATTGACGCGATTCAAGCGGTGCTGCTCAACCAGAGTTACAGCTTGAACGGAAAGAGCGTAAGCCGCGCGGACCTCAACGCG